ATCACCAAACATCACACCCATCTTTTGACGTAACTGATTGGTAAAGATTAAACACACTTTTTGACGAGCAATCATTTGGGTGATCTTCCTCATTGCCTTTGATAATACTATTGCCTTTGAGGTCGCCCAACCATCCTTATCAAAGTCAGCATCCATCTCCACCTTAGTGGAAGCAGCTGCTAGACTATCGACTAGTATTGTAACTAATTTATCTTTACTTGATTCACGAATTTTTGTAATGATTGTTTCTATGGTATCAAATACATCCTCTACGGTTTCCAAGTGAACATACAACATACTATCTGTATCTATTCCGATTGCTTGTAAGAACTCAGCAGAAACTGCAGACTCGGTATCTATGTATACAGCAAGACCACCTTTCTTCTGTGTAGAAGCAAGAGCGTGAGCACCGATAAGTGATTTACCAGTTCCCTCTAGTCCGTTTATTTCAGTAATCCTACCAGCAGCTAATCCACCATCTGGTCTATTCGATACTGCTAAATCTAAAACTGTTGAACCTGTTGAAACCCAATCTGTAACATCTGTTGGAGTATTTTGTACACCATCAAGAAAATAAGCTACTTGATTTGATTTAAATTGTTTGTTTAATTCCGATGCGATTACATCGGCTAATTCTTCTCTGTTTGACATAACTTTCCTTAATTTTATACGGTGAGGCGGAAAAAGGAGGAAACCACCCCACCGTGCCCTTACGGGTTTTACGAATTGAACAACTTATCGAAATCATCCTCTACGTTAGAAGATTTTTCGGTACCTGTAGTTACCATTTCAGGTTCTTTCTCTTGAACTTCAGTTGCATCGTTTGGATTCAAGAAATTACCTAAGTGCTGTTTTAACTCATCATAAGATGGTTCAGCATATAATTCGGTAATATCTGGTTGATTTTCCAATAGATTCTTTAGTACATCACCATCATCTGCTAAAGCTGTCTGATTTGGTTTCACACGAATGGTAGTCTTACCATACTGATTACCAGCTTCTGCAGGTGTTTGTCTTTCCACGACAATATCACGACCCGTCATAGAATCAGATATGTCACCATAATCAGGATCGGCAATAATACCAAGTAATTCTTGATATACGGTTTTACCAAATCCCCAAAACTTCACACCCTCACCCTCTTCACCTCTTACGATGACAGGAACAAATGTTCTCATTTTAGGTTCGATTCTCTTACCTTGAATCCACTCATCTTTATTACCACTAGATTTTAACTTATCGGCAAATTGTTGAACTGGATCAGGACGACCAAATGATAGAGGAGACAGAACGGTTTTGTTCTGTACTAGACTATAATGAAAGTACAATTCACTAAACGGATTTGCCTTGTTGTGTTTATAAGGTGCAATACGTATTTGTGTTTTACCTGGTTGTGGTTTCCAAAAACTATTAGTGGTGGTATTCTGTAACTGATTAAGACGTGATTTTATAGCATCAATATCCATTATTATTCTCCATGTTATTGTTAAGGTTTATTATCTATATATAATTATATAGATTTATTAATATACGACTTTTTAATGTAAAAAGCAAGCATTTATTTTTTATTTTTTAATCTTTTTATTTGTAATTTTAATTTCTTCAATTCTTTATTCATTCTTTCACACTCTTCACGATAATTTTGTGGTTCGTGTGATTGTTCTTCTAATTTAGTCAATCTTTCCTCAATTGTCAAGGGTTTTGTTCGATAAGCCATGAATTGATTGTAAACCATATCAATGACCTTTTCCTTTGATACTACATTGGGTGGTAGATCGTTTTTATTTTTGTCATACCATAATATAACACTATTTTTCCAATTATCAAAGTCTTTTTTTGAAGAACTCTTAATTAAAAATTGAGGCATGGGTGATATTGGTTTTACTTCAGGTACTTTCTCTGATTTTAAGAACTTTCGTATCTGTATCTCATCATGATACCCTGATAGTACACTTCCTAGATTAGAATTATACATCATCGGTGTATTTGGTTCTATCCGTAGTCTTTTTATAGTATTTTCATAGACTTCTTGTGATTTTTCATCATCAATGTTGTGTATTTCTATACGTTGTTCTTCATTTAGTGTTTTGTTTATTAAATTGATACTCGGTAACATCTTGGCAGACCAAGCACAACCACTCTTTGTAAAAAAATATATAGGTGAGATCATTATAAATTAATAATCTTCAATATTCTTGTTGGTATTCGTTGTAATCCGTCTTTATTTGTGATTAGTATCATGTTTTTATATAACTCCCACGGAACCTGATATCTTGTATCCAAGACTCCGTTATTTATTGTCTTGATTAACTCATTTAAAGCATTAATCGTATATAGTGTATTTGATAATTTCTTTCTATGTAGTGATATTGTATTGTCAACAGAATTAAAATCAATCTTCTCGTCTTGATCCACATTATAAGTACAGATTAATTCTTTATTCTTATCTTCATTTTGTAATACATAAATCTTATCAAAAATAATATTAAAATTCTTTGTTATGTCATGACTCGTCTGTTCAAGATTTTTTTGATTGGTAAACGTACATAATAGTTGTGTTTTCATTATTCCTTTCCATACTTTGTTTTCATGGAACTTTTTTCGGTTTTTGCTGGATCGTAAACTTCCCTACCTAAAGAAACATTAGCACGATAAAGCTCACCTTTGAAATCTTCAGATAGTAACATTTCAAAATTAGGTGTTGTTGAGTAACCAAGTCCTCTTTGTCTAGCTCTTAAATTTGCTAAATTAACTACTTTGTTCTTACCCTTAACTCTATATGCTAATTGATAAAAACCATTTTTATTAGGTCCGTCAATTTGCAAATTCTGTTCTACCTCATCGTAATTATCCGTTCCAAAAATTTTTGCCATTACCTTTTTGTCGGCACTAACAGCACCAAGTGCCATAGTTTCCTCACCACTCATTAATGCATTTAATGGAAATTTTTCTCTAATAGTGTTAGTTATACCTTTTTTTAAAGCTGGTATTTTTACTAAATTTTTAGCAAATGCCTCGGTAAATTTTGCTGTTATCCCAAGTCGTTCTTTAAGATGTGTAGATGCTTCTTCTGAACCAGCTTTATCAAGTATTCTAGCAATCCACATCGTGGTTTTATTTAATTCTCTATTTTTAGTATTTCCTATCATGTTTTGTATGTCTTCAACAGAAATAGGTGGATTTAATGTTTGTAATCTTGGTATTAGTGATTCAACATACCTTGTTGCATTAAATTTACTAAAACTTTTTATATCATCATCAGTTATATTACCCAATAAGTCAATTTGTTTTTTTGTTATAGTTTTAACAAAGTCCTGTGAACTTTTGTTTTCTTTTTCTTGACGTATAGTTGGATTACCATCTTTTCCTATAACATCTTGATATTTTGTTAAAAGTTCTTTTTTCCTACCAACTAATGATTTTCTTTCCTTTGATGATTGTTTTATTACTTTTTTACCTGCATCATCCACAGCTGTTAATTTTTTTTCTATCTCATCATATTCTTTTTTATCATCTTCATTAGTAGCCAACGCCCAATAAAAAACTTCATTAACACCTGGTTGAGAAAGAGCAACATTAAAATCTTTTTTCAAAGACAATTCATCAAGTACATCTTGATTACCAACTTTTAATCTAAAGTATGCATCTGTTGAAAATCCTTTTTTATTATAATCAAAACCCATACCTTGTACATCGTTACTAGTATCCCATGCCGAACCTTTTATTTCCCAATTATTCTTTCCATAATAATCATCATATCTCTCACTAACTCCTGCCCTTACTGCTTTGGCGGATTCTAACCAACCTCTGTCTAATATTAAATCTTTATCTGATACGGAATCATCAATATTATCAAAATGCTCTCCTAGTTTTTGTTCTAAAAAACTTACTTGTTCATCCGTCATCGATACAGTCATCATTGTTAAAATTTCACCTGCGGTTGATGATGTTTGACCAGCTCCTGCACCATCAACAAAGCTTTTAATATTTGGTTCAAAAGTACCTGTTTTTTTAGAATTCATAATTCTTTCTAATACCTTAACATATTTTTTAGGAAATTTACCAGATAAAAATTCAGTTTCTTCGTTACTAAAACTCAATGGTTCAGTACCATCTTTTAGTGTCAATTGTTCAGGTTTTTGTCTATCGTATTTTTCATCACTTGGATTTACATCTTGATTTAAATAATTTTGATCAATATCAGAACTAAATTCTTTGGTCTGTATTTTCTTTACAACTTCATCTCCTTTATCATCATCACTACTCTTACTACTTATATCGTCATCATTATTACTAGATAAAGCATTATCGGTATAGGCATCGGTTGAAATTTCATCACCAGCAATACTCGTTGATTTATCCACATCATCCTTTTCTTCACCACCCTTTAGTTTATCAGCTGCTATTTTTGCTGGTGTGTCTTCAGGTTGTTTACTAGCGTAGGAGTATTTGGATTCCTTATCCTCTCCGTCCTCACCTTTATACTTTACAATCGTATCAGGATCAATTTTATTTTCTTTTTCCAAGACTAAAATTACATTATCAACTATATCCTTGTCAATACCTTCTTTTATACAAAGTTCTTTCAATAGTGCTAAATGATATGGGTTCTTTATATTTGGAATACCTGTTGGAGTCATTACTCTCCATTCGATGAATAACTTATCTAAATCAAAACTCATAATTTACTATACTCCCGTAATCATGACCTACTTTGGTCTTGGTTGCGAAACCATCTTGTTCAAGAATCCTCTTAATTTCATGTATGGTTTCCACTCCATCTTTCTTACTAAAATCAAATAAAAAACTATCGTAATTGTAATGTACGATTTTAGTCTCCTTTGTTAATAAATATGTATGTAATTTCATTAAGAGTTTAACATTTCTTTCAGTTTCATGAGACTGAATATAGTAGTTAAATAACTTTTGAGGATTTAGATTTTCTAAATTCTCATCTTTTAATGGTCTTTTATAAATATGCGTGTTAATCTTTTTATTTCGATTAAATTCATCCCACATCTCATATATTAAATTCTTGGTCATGTTTAGGAATTCGATTTGATTAGCAACTTCCTTTGGAATACCACCATACATATACTGAAAGGTCTTTACCTTACCCTCATCTACACTCACGTTGTACTTTTTACTTAAATACTCGTGTACTGATGTCTTGGGAAATTCATATCCTATTAGATTACCGATTAATCTAGGATGATAAGCATCAAAGTCAAACTCAATAAATAAATCATTTAATGGAGAGAAACACTTCCTATGTTCTGGTGTCAATGCTGCAAAGTTTAAATTATGAATACTATTGGATGGTCTTGATGTCGTGGTTAAGAAGTTATAATTTTGAAATAGTTTTTTATCATGAATATACTGAGTTACCTTGTGACCAAAGGTTGAGATTATATTGGTATTGACTCCGATTCCATTCAGTTCAATTAACGTGAATGCCCTTGTGAAATCATCGTGGAACATCTGTAACTCTGGTGTGATAGGTAGATCATCATCTTGATAATCCATCTCTTCCATTATCTTGTATAATGGATAATAATACATACAATCACTATCACGATAAAACGTTGGTGTGGTAAATTCATACTTGGGTTTATTATGATGCCAATAATTCACGACATTTAAATCCAAGTATTTTAGATCATTTTTTATAAAGGTCTTGTAGTCAATTCCCCTATGGAGTTTTTCTTTATTTAACGTACCTTGTTTTTTCTCATAATGATCCGCGTATAGTATCTCTTGATCAAACATCAAGATAATGTTATTATTTGGGTGTGACTTGGAGTAGTTTTGTTTAGACGTAACCAATTTAACCATGTGTTAATATACGGAAAATCTACATAAAAGTCAAGTGTTATTCGTTAAGCGTTGATGATGGGATCGTAATTACAAAAGGTGCTGATGTAGAACCTTCAATCGGTGGATTTGCTACATCATTAAGTAT